CCATCAACCGGAATGGGCGTCCAAACCGTTTCCATATAAAATGGACAACATTCAATATCCGGCGCAGAACCAAGAAACTCTTTTGTCAACTGATACAACCAGCATTTCTCCTTGATACACGTTCCTTCCATAACCGCTCCTTTTTTAAGTTTTTAACTCTTGGTACAAATAATACCAACCTGTGCCAACGGTCTCCAAGTATTTGCTGTTGAAGAAGCACTGGTTGCTCCCGTTCCTGCTGCTCCGGTATCTCCGGTTCCAGAAGCTGAAGTCGTTCCCGTTCCTTCCGTTCCCGTATTCTCCGTATTTGAACCACTCGTTGTTCCAGAAATAGCCGTTGCTCCATTTGAGCCTGTTGCTGTTGTTCCATCACTGGTACCGGAAACTGTTGCCGCACCAGTAGCTCCGTGAGAGTGTGATCCACCCCCTCCCGCCGGAGAAGTTGTGTACACGCTTGAATGTATCCCTGTTGCACCTGACCCACCTTGGACATTAGAACCGGACCTATAAGCGTCATATGTATGAGTATGGCTTGGTATCTCCGACACTGTTAGAACATGCCCAGCGGTAGTGTGAGTGTGAGCACCGGCTGAAAAAGTATGGGTATGTGCTGTTCCTGTAAATGCATGAGTATGAGCACCGGCTGAAAATGTATGGGTATGAGTCAGAATCGAGTGGGCATGACTCGGACCGGTATGCGTATGCGAAGGACCGGTATGCGTATGCGAAGGACCGGTATGCGTATGGGTCGGGTGCGTCCATGTGCCCGCTGCCATTCCACCATTCACGTTATAAGCTGCTGATCCCCCTTTAACCGCAAGAATGGCATCGGCAGGAGTCGAATCAATCACCCATCCTGTAGGAGCGGTATTCTGATAGAACCACATTTTGGTTCCTACAGGAATAAATCTCGCATCATTGCCTTGGCAAGCTGTTCCTGCCGTTGTCCCAAAATCGGCTTTTGTCAAAATGTTTGACAGAGCGGTAATTAATGTTGATATGCTTGCATCTGAAATCGTATACCCTTTGTTGGATAATGATTCTCCAAGAGCAGACACCATTGTGGTGCATTGGTAGAAAAGTTTATTTGCTAAATCGGAAGCAAATATTCCAGTTACAGCACCACCTGTCCTCATGGCGTCGGCAGTATAAGCACTATCATCTTGCTGATTGACTGCTGCCGGATTCCATTGCAGAAAATTGTTTGACATCACATCCTCCTTTATTTATACCCAGTGACCTTCATCAAATCCTGATACATAAGCGTCTCTCCTGTCAAATCCAAAGAACGGCAGATTTGCAGGTGAAATGGCTCCAACATAATAATTCATCCAAACTCCCTGCGGCCTTGGAACGATATAATCATTTTTAATCAAGTCAATGATGATTTGCGTAAATGTTCCTGTAATGGTTACGTCTATCGTCATGTTCTGATTATCTTGAATGATGATCGTACCACCGGGGAACAATTCCTTCCAAGTTGTCTGTAATGACTCTGCTCTTCCGTCCCAATGATTCTTTAACACTTGGTTCTTTAAAAGTATTCTATAGGTGCTGTCATCCAATACAGGGCTTGAACCGTCTGTAGGGTCAAAAGTTACCTGTCTTGGAACTCCTAATATTACACCAAGAATATCCAATTGATTTCCTACGCAAGCATCAAAGGAAGTGAATGTATAACTCCCTGCCTTTGTAGTTAAAGCGTTGGGGACATAAGAGATGGCATCTTTATCAATAATTCTGAAGAATGAAAAATAAAATGATAAACTTTGAGCCATATCTTTAATGTCATCAACCATATCCATGAAGCTTCTGGCCCAAGCCAGCATCTTTGATGAATTTTGATACTGACTTGTAAAGAGCTTTATATAATCAGCAACAACCGGCCTGTACGCATCGACCAAGTCTTCTGCCTGTTCAACAATCAACGCTTCATGAATCGTCAAAGATTCATTGGCAAATTCAAAGAACCCAAACAGGTTAGGAACACCCACAACAATGGCGCAAGTTCCCGTTGCTGTACTGGTTAACAATCCGGGAGTCTCTGTACTAAAATCAGCGATTGAAGGAGAACTCGATGTTGACCATAGAGCTTCATCGGTCAAATCGGCAATCACCCCATTTTTATAAGTCACAATTACATGATACTGTAATTCATCGCCCAGATAAATATTGGCAACACTGGGAGTGATTTCAACAGATTCAATGCCGGTTAACCCAGAGAACCGATACCAGATTAAAGCAGTTCTGTCTTCGAAGTTTAAATTTGTACTATCATTGTATTCAACAGCCATTTTTACACCATCGTAATGTCTATATCGTCAACGTCGCTGGTAAACACCTCATTATACTCCAAGGTCAAATCTGAAGTCCCAACAGGGCTTGGAGACTCTCCTATTGCTATCGAATAAATGGAAAAGGTCGGTTTTAATCTATCTACATTCACCGACATTGCTGCATAATTGATTGAAGAAATCGTTAGTGTATCTCCGATCCCCAAACTATTTATATACTCGGCAACCGCAGCTTTTATCAAAACATCCGTGCCGGACAAATATCCTGACAATTGATGGATTTCAAATTCTATATATACAGGAACATCGGTCGGACGATAAAATCTCACGGTGGTTACCGTTCCATATTCAGCATCGGTAATGTCCGTTTCAACATCGCCATTCATATAACAGCCAAGACCTCTGTTGTAATAAATGGCTTTTGCAATATCTAAAATCGTTCCACCTTCTACAACACAGGTAATAGAATGAACTGGCGCACCTTCAAAAGGAACTCCTGCATCTCCATAATGTGTTGAATTTGTCGGGTTTTCATAAACCGCATATCTGGTAACATTATCTAATGCGGCAATAGCTGCAATCGTCCCCGCAAGCATGGTTTGAGAAGGAAGAGCAACACTAATCGCTTGACGGGTTCTTAACTCTGCATCGGTTTCAGCATCTTGTCCGGGAGTAGCGGCAACCGCATTGGTAACCCCTGTCCATCCTGCCGTAGGCGTAGCAACAATATCAATATCTCCTGCAAATGCGGTAATAGCACCGGGCGTTTCACAGGTAGCCGAAACCGTCAATTCATAATATTCACCAGCAGGAGAACCGGCAGCCTGAAGCGTAATCGGCGTAGGCAAATCCCACAGATTTCCAGACTCATCTTGAACTTTGCCATTGGTAATGGTAACGGCAGATGTTCCTGTAAGAATCACATCACAAGTTGAATAGGTCGCCGCATTCCTTGTTATCCCATTTAACTGAACCAGACTTGAAAGACCGACACCAACTGCGGTAACAGGACTCATCTGATTATACGCATACTGAATTGCCTGCATGGTTTCATAAATCATCAAAGATTCGTTTGCCAATATCTGGTAGTCTGGAGAATCATTGGCAAGATAAATATCAAGACCGAAGATGGTTTTTGTATCATTTATTCTTTTTTCAAGAATGTCATTATATGTTGGTAAATGGAGTCCATCTTCATCCACATATGGAGCAAAGTATGCGCACATTCTACAACTCCTTTAAGAATTGGTTAACTGATCCTTATTTGTTATGTACAACTCACCGTAAATCGTATCAACCCTACAAGTAAAGGAATATGCCCTTGTTTCAACATCGTATTCAGATTCAACTTCCTTTATTGCTGTAACCGCATAATTTCCGTTAGGCATTTTTAATCCTTGAATTCTGTCCGTAATGATTTTGTCGATGATCTTTTTGTCCTTAACTCTTGCTCCCAAAATCTTCTGCCAAAGAGGAAGACCGTCTCTCAAGTCTTTCCACCACTCGCCCAAAAACAAAAGCAACCTTGTCTTAATAGACTGGGCAATGGCTTCAGGATTGCTGAAAGAATCTTGAAGATAATCTCCAAATCCTCTTCCAAAACAATAATCATGATTTTCATCCAGTCTTCTGCAAATCATTAAACGACTCCTCCAGTATTTCCTGATCCCGGTTGAACCCCGCTATGGACATGATTCAAAAAATTCTTTGCATCAATAGATGACAAACCACCGCCAGATAATACAACACCGCTTGTAGCTGCCAAGGTAATTGATGCGCCAGACACCTGAACAGTAGGAGAGTTAATAACCGTAACATCTGTTGCATCTACAGTTACGCTTGTGGAATTTACATCAACCGTAGGAGCATTTACTTCAACTTCACTGCCAGCGGTCACCGTAACCTTCATCGGAGTGACTATATTAATGTCATTGTCTCTGACTTCAACATAAGAGTCGTTGTTAAGATTTCTTAAAACTGCTGAATCGGTAGAATAGCTGTTAATCTTTCTAGGCTGACTCCAAGGACCAATTATAGCAAACCCATCGGATAAATCATGTCTGCGATAATCCAACTGATTGCTGACCTTTCCCGACTCCCACCAGCTATCAATACAATTGTCCCCGAAAACAACCAGACATTCATCACCAACCGTTACCGGCATGGTCAGAACAAAATTACCGGCACGAGGCATATAGATAGGAACATCTTGAAGGATGGGAATTTCAAGATTCTCGTAAGGATTCCCTTCCAGACTGACCATTTCTCTGATGGCTAATTTTACAGTCACCGTTTGCTTGGTTGAATCAAAGCTTTGAACGATCCCGGGGCAAGCAACACGAATACGATTGCTTAACTTTTCAAGTCTTTGCTCAAGAACTTCGTTTTCATCGCCAAGTCTTACAGATAATGGAACGTTTACTAAAGTCATAATTACTTCCTATTTATTAACAGCACTTTCGTTTTTATACATCGTTGCAAGTGTTCCTTCCATTGACTGATTACAACCAACTACCGTTGTATACCATTCATTTCCTCTTGTAGCTCCCGTATGCGTAATTCCAATCACCCTATAAATACCATCTTCATCAAGCCTTGAAAATCCGGCAGAATTAAATTGAATAGCCATTTGTCGGATAAAAGCATTATCTATTTTTACCAACATAGGCTCCGGATTAAATACCCTTATCTTTGGATTCAACAAACAGGTAAAAGTTATTCCGTCTTGAGTCTGTTGCGGCGTGCCAATCAGTCCGCCAACCCCCGGAGAAAGAACAAGAGCTTTCTTTGTCAAATTGGCCGGTATTGGGTCTTGAGGACGGTCAATATAAACTTTTCTATCAATCGTGCTTATTGCAGTCCCATATTGTTGAGCATATTTTCTCATATAATATACTGGAGAGTCAAAGAGCACCTTACCTCTTGACAACTGTGCATTGCCAACTCCGCTAGATATTTTCGTTATGTTAAACGATTTTCTGGATTGAGAAGCCATGCCCATTACCACATTCTGTTGATATGCCAGAGCACCAAAAGCAGCAGACACATGATTCTCATAAATAATGTCCATGGCGTCGATACATTTAAGCGTCACTTTTGATGTAACGGTGTCTTCTCTTTCCCACATGGGTTGAAAAACATTGCCGTCATAAATGACACCATAATCACCGTTGACATATCCCGCTTCTACCAAAACTCTTGCACCAGACCTTATGACCATATTTTCTGTTTGCGGGTTTAAATTGTAAACAGTTACTTCCGAAAAATTGGGATTCTTCCACCCAAACTTTTCTATCTTGAAAGTGACATCCAGAGATTGATCTTCATAATCGCTATTCGATACGACATATGCCGTATATTTACTGGGATCGGCAGAGGTTTCTGTTTCAGACAAAGGAATGAGAATACTAATCTTCCATTTTCTCCCAAACAGTTTTTCTTTATGATTCTTTTGTGTTGCTAAAATGTCTTCTGCCATTTTACCCTTCCCATACTAACACAAAATCTGTCCCGAGATTTTCATCTGTGGGATGATCATACTCAAGTGGGTCTTTTGTCGGAACAATATATGCTTTCCCAATACCAAGATATTCGTGTTGGTGCAATATGTTCAATTCGTCAGAGCCTACAGAACCGGCAACCAAAGGAACGGAATCAATAATGATCTCATCTGTTGCTGGATCAGTGATCCTCATAACCCAATACCCGCCGATATAATTCCAACTCAAATTAAACTTCAAGGTTCTGTTCACGCCATCAATTTCCAGAGTAACAGAAAACTCTTGATTAGGATCGCTTGTCAATGGTATTTCTTGGTATGCCATAATTAATTACCCACCGGCTGCCCAGCAGCACTAAGAATGCTCTGGCCATCTGTTGCACTTTTCGTACCCTTGTTTGTTTCCACTACCGCTTGTCTCTTAGTAAGCGTAACATACTCAACCGGAACAACTGCCATCATCACTTGTCTTAAACTAACGGCACATCGTAAACTATTAGCGGATTTGTAATCATCTGAAACACTCATATTTTCAATGATCATATTAGTATAATAATGAAGACGAGTTCTCACGGAAACCAAAACCCTTCTTTCTTTAAGGCTCCTTAAAATTTCATACGCCGTAACAGATTTTGATTTACTGCCGGTAAACTGCCCAGACACAATAGATTCCACAGAATCGGAAACCAACACTTCAAGCGTCAATTTATCAGGAAGATTGTAGGCATGATCGCTGATGTTCGACCCTCCTTGAACAGGGTGTTCCGTTACCCTAACGGAACCAACATGATTTTCCTTTGTAAATGCGTCAAAATAATATCCGACAGTAAGCTCTTCTGTTTTTTGAGAACTCCCAGTACCCGTTTTAACTTCTGTAACTTCTGAAATATTTGGAGCAAGATAAATCATCTGGTCTTCATCACTGCCATATTTTCCCCAATCAGCAGGACGATAAGCATCAGTTGCAGAACCGGGAGCTTTAATGGAAGGTTTATTTGATATTTGATAAACATTCCAAGCAGCCTTACCAACCATATAAAGAGATGATAATGAATTTACTGTGCTTGTTATTGACATTTACATCCCCTCTTAACTTACTGCTACCCTGTCTCTAATGACCTTGTTAAACTTTTCTTTTCTTAATTCTTGTATTGACTTTTTTACACCCCTTGTGGCTTCGTCTGCAATTTGCTTTGGGTCTGTGGTTTGTGCATTGATGGTAACATTTATATTATAAGTTTCCTCGCCTGCCACAGAAGCTTTCGCATAAGCGGGAGAACCGGGTGGAGTTTGTGGAATACTTTTAATTCCCGGTGCAGTCTTCGTCATATCGCCGGGAAGTGTAATTCCTGTTTTCTCTTTATATTGATCCATTACCGTTTGTAATCTTTTTACTTTAAGTTTTTCCACCGTTGTTGTTGGTGCTGTTACTCTTCTAACAATTGGCTTAAGAGGAGTTTGTGGCATACTTTTAATTCCGGGAGTAGCAAAAGCTACATCTATTGGAGTGGCTCCTGACTTTCCTCTGATATTGGAGAAAACCTCTGTAAGATCGGCTCCTGTTGTCCCAACTCTCTGGCCATATGCACTAACATTAGTCCCTGATTTTGCTACTGAAGCCCAACGGCCAGCTAAAATATTCTGATATTGAGACCGAGAAATTTTCCCTTGCTGAAAAGCTTTCGTGTGTTTTTCAATCAAGGCTAAGGCTAATTTATCTTGAAGTTCTGGTGTAAATTTGGCTTCTTTTGATATTCCTAATTGCTTGAGCAATCCTTTATCTTCTCCGCTACCAAATAATGTAGACTTGGTGAATTGATATTTACCAACGGCACTTGATCGAACTTTGTTACTAATTCCTTGACGAGATTGTTCTTTAAGCATTTGATTTTGGTGCTCTTCAAGTTCGGCAAAGGTCATTTCAGAAATGGGTTTTGATGATTTTGCATACTTACCATAACCAAGGGTTACATCATATCCTGAAGCATAGCCTTTTTTTCTTGCCGTCTCATCAGAAGTTCCTTCTCCTCTGGCAATAACATTCAATAACTCCTTTTCTGTTCCTGTTACAGAAGTCTGTAAGTTTCTTGGAGCAGGGGCAATTGATGG